TCAATTGCTGAGGATCTAAAGGAAAATACGAAGAAAGAGGAATGATGAGTATTTTGTATTATAGGATATTTAGCCTCGCGTCTTACTGATTCGGTATAATTATTATATTTGTGTACAGACGTGAATGTCTGTTGTATCATCCCTTTACGGAAAAGTTGCTAATTTTCGAAAGCGAGAGACAATACGCTATTTACTCCAAAAGGAATGAGCCTCGACTAAGTGTAGTCGGGGCTTTTTAATTATTATTTGTCGTATATAAAATAATCATATATATTTGTCCAAATAAAATTGATATACTATGGAATACTTAGATGAATTTAAGGAGTTTGTAAATTACTGTAATCAAAATGGTAAATATGTTGGTTGGGGAAACCCTAACTCTAAAATACTAATAGTGGGTAAAGAGTCTGCAATGGAAGAACCTGATGAGTCTTATAACAGCAATGCATCTATGTGGGATAATCATGTTAGTAATGATACAATTATGGAGTTATGTCATAAAGTAGAACAAGATGTTAACGTAGCAAAAAGGTGGGGTGTAAATACTTGGAGCAAGTATCAGAGATTAAAAGATTATATCTATGACAGCGAAGGGTTTCACAATCGGTATGTTGATTTCCCAACTCAAATATTTACTACCGAGATAAATGATACCCCTAGTCTCCGAACTGCTCAAGCCGATAAAAGTGGAATTTCCTCACGGAAAGAATTATTCCAGGTATCCTCCTTTATTCAAAGTTTTCCTGTGATTATATTAGCATGTTCTAATTATATTCAGAATAATGACAATATTCGCGAGATAGATAAGATTTTTGGTGTCACTTATGATGGTGATGATGTCGGTAGATTTTTGTTTAATAAAGGGAATTGGTTTTATACTCATCATGATGCCAGTGGTAGAAAACTTGTAATCCACACTCGTCAGCTAAGTGCGGATGTAAAGGATGATATGTTAAAGGAGATGGCAAAAATAATAAAAAAACATTTGGAAAGGTATGTTTGATTTATTAAATCGCTATAATAAACAGGGATGTTTAAAATTCACAATTGATGACAATTTGAATAGAGAATGTGAGAAGGCTCAAATTCCTGATGATTGTTGTGGAGTGTATATTGTATATGGCTATTTTAAAGGGACGAAGGTTCCAGTTTATATCGGAAGTTCAGGGCATATAGAAAATGGGAAGACAGTGCATCGCAAAGGAGGACTAAAAAGACGAATAATTGGGAAGCAGCAAAAGACTCCTAGATGGAAACTGTGGCCTGAAAAAATGCGTGCGCTATCTATCTGCGAATTGGAAATATGTTGGTATAATACAGAAAATGACAATCCGTTACTAGTAGAATACTGTTTAATATTGGAGTCTGTTATACAAAATAAAAGATTACCTCTTTGGAATAGCGAATTAAAATTGAGTAGGGAATTGAAAGGTGAGTTTGAAGATTTTGTAAACAATAATAATATTGAATGTTTAAAAATATAATATGGGAAATAAATGCGATCATAACTTCGTTCTTGAATTATGATATTTTTGTTATTAACTTAAATAAGTCTCCAGTATGAATAGAATTATAATTATTGGTAACGGTTTTGATTTAGCTCACAATTTAAAGACTGGATATCAGGATTTTATTAATGACTATTGGGCGGTTGTTGAAGAACAGGTGTATGGTAGATACTGGCAGTGGTTAGACCAGCATTATGGAGGGTCAAAACACATCCCTGAAAATTACAAAGATAATTTTGTGTGTATTGAAAAAGAATGTGGTAAAACTGAAACCAATAAAGTTTGTTTTTCATATAATGAAAATAGTCCTTTTAGAAAACTATGTACATTAATCAATGAGTATAATAGTGCTCCTAATGCACCAGTGACAGTTCATTTAAAGTTTAAAAATCTATTTTTTGAACGTATATCTCGTCAATGTTCTCTCGTTAATTGGGTAGATATCGAAAATGAATATTATACTGCATTAAAAGAACTACTTCAAGAAGAAAATCCCCAAAAGCAAAGCGAAAGTATTCGAACATTAAACAAAGACTTTGATGATGTAAAAGGACTTTTAGAGGATTACCTGACCAAAGTCACTAAAAGTACAGAAGTAAATGTACACCAGTCAATAAAAGATGCTTTCTCAAGTTATGTTGAATTTGATGAAATTGCCACTTGTAAACAAGTTGCGTTTGTTGATTCTATTTTTGCATATATGGATACGCACTCTGATTTTAGTTATGATGAAGATGATGATCTTGTATATGATATATTGGATACAGTTGATGAAAAACGAATGCATTTTGTGAAAAAGAATATAAACAATGAATCTTTTAAAAAGAATCTTCTGCCATATACATTACTTTTAAATTTTAATTATACAAAAACGGCAGAAAAATTATATGCTGAAAATGGAAATGACGAGATTATTAATATTCATGGAGAGCTTAATAATGAGAATAATCCCATAATATTTGGATACGGTGATGAACTGGATGATGATTATGAAAGAATAGAGAGATTACAGAATAATGATTTCCTAGAGAATATCAAATCTATACGATACCATAAAACAAGAAATTATAGAAAGCTTTTGGAGTTTGTTGCATTAGGTCCATATCAGGTCTTTATAATGGGGCATTCTTGTGGAAACTCTGATCGGACATTATTAAATACTTTATTTGAGCATGATAACTGCCTATCTATTAAAGTCTTTTATCGACAGTACGAAGATGGGACAGATAATTATATTGATATGATAAAAAATATATCTCGTAATTTTAATAATAAGCCTAATATGCGTGATATAGTTGTTAATCGAGAAAGTTGTTCTCCTTTGGTGCCTGTAAAAAAAGAGGTAGCCGAATAAACTACCTCTTTCAATTATAAATAGTTTTTTCCCAATCATCCAGCACAGTAACATCCCACCGAGGAAGGTCAGGATTAATATAAGTTACTGACCTGCCATACACGGAGAAACTTTTTCCGATAAACTCGCTGATAGCTTCATCCTCTCCTTTCTGCAAACTGATATTCATAAAAACATGCATTTCATCCCAATTGGCTGGTCCGATGAATAGAGATTCAATAAACCGACCTTTAACGGGAACACCGACAACCTGGTCTTTTATCCGGTCAACTAATGAAACAGCTTCTTCAAATGTCATTCTTGTAATTTTAGAGCAAAGATATATAAAACAAGTGCAGAATTTGCTTAATCACATAAAAGCTATTTCAAACTAGAGAATTTTAGTATCTCAAAATGTAATTCCCGTATCATATATTTCAGTTCCATTAAGAAAGATATTTTCGTAGTTCTTCGATTGCCTGTAATGCACTTCGGACTATAACGTATTTATTTCGGCAACTTTCAGCCTGTTTTTGAAACTCTTTTTGATATTCTGATTGTTTCCCCACCTTCGTTTTAAACTCTATACAGAGAGAAGCAAAACCCTTTTTGGGAATAAGTACGATCACATCAGAAACACCAGGCTTTACTCCTTGACGTTTCAGGTTAGCAGCTTCACGTATATGGCGGCTTCCACCGTTCGGAACGGCAAATATAAGTTTGTCAGGTATATTAGGGAAATATAGAGGAATAAGTTTAAAGAACTCTGTTTGTATTCTAGCTTCCTCGTTATTATGTACTTCTTTAGAGCGCGTAGGATTACGCTGATCTGCATAACAATTATAACACATAAAGTCGGTACCGGTTTTAATTACCGATACCGTTTCTTTTCCGCATAAAATGCACTTTTCTTTAGTCATTTTCGCAATAAGGTGTCTTAGATTCGATTCCATATTTTTGCAGTAACTGTTTACTAACATATATAACCTGTCTACAGGTTTTTTCAGAGAACATTCCGATATGTGTATATTCTTCTGGAAGTTCTAATACAGACGAGAGCCATGTATAAGCTTCTGTTCGCTTCATTAACTTGAATCGCCATATCTTATCGAAATATTCGTGTGCTTCATGTTTGAGCACTCGGAGCTGTTTGTTGGCTAATCTGCCTAAAGCCTGATCGGTTCCTTTATGCACACCAACATAAGCATTGCAGGTACGGCAGATATAAATCATACCGTAAGATTTGCCATATACAATGGAACTATCCATAAATTCTGTATCTTTTCCACAATACGGACAAATTTTGCCTTGTATAATAAGTTTCTGTCTATTGGTGAGTTTGTTCATTTCTGAAGCGGTTATGATTATTTCCTTTTATTCATTTTCTTCCGCTTCCGGTCTTTTTTGATTTGATTCGCAGTACGTCCACCTTTCGAAGAGGAATTTTTCCAAGAAGGTGGGACGGTTTTCCAAGGAGTAGACTTTTCTTCATCTACCATTTTCAGTTCCCTATAGGGAATATCATAAGGTCTGTTTTCGTATCTATATGTATTCATATCTATATTTGATTTACGCTAATTGATTCGTATATACTTACCTGCAATATCGCAAGTTCTTAATATCTCGGCATTATCTTCACCGAAAGCGATTAGGATACTACCGCAACCGGGAGAATCCCCACGGGTTCCATCCGGTCGAAAGAAGCGAATTCGATTTCGTAGAAACTTCATTGCCGTTGCTTTCTCAAATATGACATCCTGGAACATCTTACTATCACAGCGGTTGAACAACAGCGCAATGCCATTGCCATGTTGTGCCAGTTTACGGACAAATTGTTCAATAAGTGGACGGGAGTAAGGTGGATTTAGCCAAACACGACCTGCCCATTCTTTAGTTAATCCGTCATGTTTTTTGTTGTACATGGTTTCTGCCGTTTGCCAAAGCGGTTTAACCGGAGCGCATGGATCTAAATCGAACTTTCCCAATGCGTCTATAATTTCCTTTGGCGTGTACCATTCATCGGTGGTATTAACCGACTTCTCAAAAGATGTATTCATTTCTCTTTTGTTTTACGTTAATTACTCCCTATTCTCCTTGCATTTCTTGCAGAGATAAAGCCCTGCATCTTCATCTCTACCCTCTGATTTCCACATATCAGACATACAATTATCACAATATGTAGCCTCGCTTTCGTCTTCACATGCTCCACAAAAGTTCTTTCCCTCAATCTCGTAATAACAACCTTCGGAATAACTATCATACAATCTCTTACACACGTCACACATTTCTATCGAATCTGGTAGTATGGGGAAGTGTTCTTGTAGATACCAAATAACAGTACTTGATTGCTCTGGAGTAAGTTTAACTTTATATTCATCACCTAAAGAAATTCCTTCTGGAATATCACCCTGCAAAAAGGAATGAAACTCTTGAATCCATTCTAAATCGCTCCAATCACGATTAGAATTATTCTTTTGAAGTTTGATCTCATTCTTATTCATTTCTATTATTGTTATTAGCCATATACTTCTCTTACTTTCTCAATCCAATCCAAATAAGCCTGTCGCGCCCTTTGTTTAGCGCATTGTTCCATTGAGTCGGTAATAACATCACCGTTCTCTTCCATTTCCTCGCAAAAATGGTCTACCCAACTAAATGGGTCTAACTCGATAAAATCCTCTGTCTGGCAAAATGGGCATGGAACATCGTCGATAGGTTCATACAGATTCCCGTTTTCATCGCATCTGTCAAGGTCATATAGTTTCCCGTCCACGCAACATGCATCGGGATATTTTGCACCCCAATAAGGAAACTGGGGGCATGGTTTCTTATTTTCACTCATATTTTTATTGTTATGGGATAATTAATTCGGGATTATCATAGATATTACCAATCACGATAGTATCATCCATTTTTGTAAGATCAGATTGCCCGAAATAGAATAAATTTCGACCATTAGAAAGTTGAAAACGACAATTATCATATAGGATAATAGCTGTATATTCTTCTGGTTCAAAACCAAATGTAATAGTGTGAAGAATATCCCCTTCATAGATTTCTTTTCCGTTCTTGTCGAATAATCCAGTGAACTGACCTACGGTTTCGGGATAAACCTCATACATGCCGATGCTTTTCCCTATTTCGATATTATTTAAGGGTGGAATGACAGCATACCTGTCCTTTTCGATCTTAACGAGGGAGCCATACAACCAGTCTTCGCCGTATATGCTTTTCCCTCTGAATTTTATTGTACGATTCATTTTATTCCTCCTATTCCTGTTTTACGTTAATAACTTGGATTCAATACACTCACATCACATTCGTGGCACAAGCTGCATTCCTTCAGTTTATCTCTAAGGCACATAGCTTTAGAAGTTGCTTTATTCTTTTCTGCCCATTTTGTACCAGCGATAAAAGAACGTTCTGCCGTTGCACGAACATTCAGCACCTTTTTCATTTCTATTTTCGCATATTGTTTTGCAGCTTCTTTCATATCTTTACTCATATATCTGTTTGTTTAAATCTTTATAAAAACAAAGCAGAAGAGGTGCTGCATAGCAAGATAGCCTTTAAACTACCTCCCCGAAGGTTTGGACTTCTTAAGCAATTTCCGTGACTTACTGTACACATTCTGCTTTGTTTCATTTCTAATTTCTCATTTAGAATATCGTTGATACTTTTTACACGTATTGGTTCCAAATGCACCTATAGGACAATCATCACAATAAAATGAAACAATTATCCTTTCTTTTTCATTACTACATGGATGATTACTAAGTATCATTACCTTATCATTAAGTAGCTGTATTTTTCCTTCCAGCTCTTCTACATTTCTAAGAGGAGTTAGTTTTTTGTATTCTTCTTCAGTCAATATGTACTGCATAGTTTATTTTTTCTTTTATTGTTATACATTAATCAATTTCTTTGATAAGCTCACTCACCAACCATTCAGGTGAAATGGCTCTTGCTTTACAGAAATTTTCAATATCTTCTCTTTTAATATCAGATACCTTATGTCCTCGAATAGTCAACTCTCTTTGGGGAACTTCTATTTTCCTACAAGTTGTATATCCATATTTATCTTTATAATCATTCATATCTAATCAGGCTTAAATTATAGTAGCTCGAAGGCTACTAGATTAAACATCTCCCCACAGTGTCTTTGCGAGTTCGTATTTCTTTTGTAATTCATTTACTTCTTTCTTTGCATAAGTAAGAGCATAAGAATGACTACGCGGGCACTTTCCCGATTTAACGGCTTCGTGATATTTTTGAGCAACTTCAAGTTTATGCTCGTAGAAATCGATACTCTCCGGCATGGATAAATTGATTGTATTTGCACGTTGTTCCCAATATTTAGCTACCCTTTCGTGCTCGGCTGCTTTTTCGTCAAACTGAACACTTTTACCCATATTGTTCCACGCATCATCTATCGCTTTTCTGTGTCGCTTCTCGCTATGATGTCCCACTTTGATAGGTTCACCTAGAGAAAGAAAATCCTTATCTTTATTGGACTTGTTGTAGTATTCACTGCTTTTCTGTATAGCAGATGTAGCCCATTCATGACGACGTTCAGCCCTTTGTTTAGCCCACTCTTGCACATTAAAGCCATCAGCCCGTACGATCGAGTAATAATAGAATCCATCACGTTCGTAAATGAGGTTGAAAACAATGCATTCATTTTCTTTTCCATACTTGGTTGTAACCTTGATTACTTCTCCTTTTTCATGTTTTTCACTACATTTTGCAAGAAAAACATTTGGTACATATTTACTATACGTATTCATAGTGCCTATAATTATTGATTAAAAACTTCTTTGTGTACTTGGTTAATTGTTCCATTGATTATTAATGATCCTTTGGTAACACGAATCTTGTTACCTTTCTCTTGAACTTGGTAGCCCGCTTTCTTTAACCGGTCTATTTTCTGTTGTGGCTCCATTTTACCCCCCCCTCATCGTCATAATCTGTATCAAATATTCGTGCAACCATATCGACGATATTTTCCTCAATGTCTTCCGTAGACCCGGTTACTGCATTAGCGATATTTTTCTTCTCTTGAATTATGCGATAAACTTTTTCATCAATAGTTCGCCGACCAAGAAAGTAGTAACAGGTAACAGAGTCCTTTTGCCCGATACGGTGTGCCCGGTCTTCGCACTGACAACAATCAGCGTATGTCCAAGGGAACTCAACAAAAGCGACATTGCTTGATGCAGTAAGCGTTAAGCCAACTCCAGCCGCTTTAATAGAGCAAATAATTATATCTGTCTTAGGATTATTCTGGAAGGCATCAACCGCTCTTTGCTTAACATCTTGGGAATCTCTTCCGGTAACTGACACAGCAGTGGGAAAGTAACGTTTCAGTTGGTCTACAACCTCATGAAGAGAACAAAAGAGGATTATTTTCTTTCCATTCTCCCGGAAGTCTTTCACAAATTCAATAACATCGCGTACTTTTCCACGTGCGGAGATCTGCCGAAGAATATTGATACGTACCATGACTTCACCACGCAAAGCCTTTTCAATCTTTTCATCGTCGGCATCCTTATATTTCTGTAGATACATAATAAGGTCACGTTCGGCATCTACGTACTCCTTACGATTAGTAATTTCACATGTGTTTACTTGACGTATTTTATCCGGAAGATCTGTAAGAACTAGTGACTTTTCACGTCGAAACATACAGTATTTCCATAGGTTGAAATTTAATTCTTTCAAATTTGACGCTTCTCTTTGACCTGAACAGTATCGGTTAACAAAAGGCTTATAACCTCCAAAATCTTCCATACGATTCAATATTGCTAGCTGTGGAATCAGGTCTTTTGGCCTGTTGACAACTGGGGTTCCCGTCAATTCGATAATCCATTCTTTGCCGGTGCATATCCCTTTACAGAATTTAGCCTGCTGGGTAGATGCAGATTTACAACGATGACTCTCATCAATGATAACTGATTTGAATAAGTTGATTGAGTTTCTAAATTCTACATCTCGTAGCGTCCAGCCTTCGGACTTCTTTATACGTTGTACAAAGTACTTTTTTAAAGACTCATAATTGACTATAAATACCTGATGCATTCCTGTTTGAAAGAAAAAAGTCCAAGTATCACGTACTTTATCAGTTAAGATCATTGCTTTTTTGTCCGTAAACTTCTCCCATTCACGCATCCAGTTTATTTTTAATGAAGAAGGACAAATAACAAGACAAGGAAAAGCACTAGCGATATTAATTGTTGCAATACTCTGCAATGTCTTACCGAGTCCCGGTTCATCACAGTTCATAAACCGTTTTAATTCTAATCCTCGAGCAATGCCTTTAAGTTGATAAGGATAAGGTTGAATTTTAAGATTATGAGGAACGACCAGCTCCGGAAGTTCCGGAATATCGTAAACAGCTTCTTCTTCCCTTTTTTCATTGCCACTAAGCCAGTTTATATTCTCAAATTGCTGTATTTGATAAATCATCCTTTCAAGATCAACTCTACTCCTAGTCGGAATAATCCAAACTTTTCGGGTACCGTCAAAACGTCTTCCAGGAATCTGCCTGATCCGATCTATGATAGAAGGTTTATATTTGAAAGATAATTCAAAATTATCTCCTTTTAATTCGATATTCATGATTTAGAGTATTTTGTAGGGGGAATTATCCCCCTATAGTGATTGGTGTTATGCAGTTGCATCTAAAGGAGCTGGAGCTTCTATTTGCTTCTTTCGCCCTCTTTTTTTAGGTTTATCTTCAATTATAACGGCTTCTTCCGGTTCGTCTGTATCAAAATCAAGACGTTCCTGTCTGACTCCCCATTTTTCTTCAAACAGATAACTTTCAACTTCCGCATCACAAGCTGCCGCATCAATGCTCAATTCTTCATAGTAAGGATAGTCTGCATCAAGAAGAGGAACGAAGATTTTCAGATCAACAACCTTGCCAGACTGAAGTAATTTAGCTCCCATAATAGTAATTCCAGAAACACCGTCGACACTATCGTTTGCATAGCCGGTTATGATGTAATTTTCAAGAATCTCTGAATAGCCAGGAGACGTAAAACTATCCTTATTAATATTGGCAGCTTCCGGCTGTTCGCACAATACGACAAGATGTAATTTAAGACGATTAAATATCTCTCTTAAGTCACTATGAATGATCTGATCGCAGTTCTTGCTAATTACATTCGTGTAGTTTGCTTCCGAAAAACGTTCATTGTACACTACATTCAAGCGGTCCTTTTTAATAATCGCTTTCTTGATTTCATTTTTTGCTTGTTCCATAATCTTCTTTAGTTGATAAAGTGATAATACTAAACGTTGATACAACTCCCATTACGGCAGCCGTAGTTATTTCTCTAGTTGTAGCATCTTCTCTTTGAGAGAAAGATAATGCCGTAAACAGACCGATAACGGATATTCCGATTGTGACTCTTCTTAGATTTTTCATGATAATTACTTTTTGTTGTTAAACATTCCGGACATTTGCATTTCTGCCTTAGCTTTACTTATTACAGTTACACACCACGATAATTGATGTGTTGCCGTCCGATTGCAACGTTCGCACCAATCAACTAAGTATCTCTCTTCCCGACATAAAGAATTGACTAGAGCATTTATCGCTGTCGCTGTTGCTTTCGCACTTTTTGCCGTGTCTACAAGCGTCTGCATGACCTCGGATTTCATTGCCTCATTGAGCCAATATTTTGAATCTGCGAGCAATTTGCCGGAACGAGCAACATATACAGCTAAGTCATTACCGCGTTGTACAGCTTCTGCTACATCTTCGCTCATAGTTATATTAAGGAATGAATCTATATTGGTTAATTCGGCCAATATTTGTTCTTTTGATGTAATAAGTAAATTCATATTGTTTTATGGTAAAATATAATCAGACCATTAATTGCCACCACTTAAAAGCAAGGTCCTCGTATTTCTCTTTTCCTCTGATGTATGAAGGGTGTTTCCGGTCGGTGATAAAATGCTTGAAGATTCTACAATTCTTCTTGCTGATAGCATAAATAAAATCTTGTTTGCTACCGGCTATATCCATATACCATGCCCGGGACCGGTCCCAGTCAAAGAAATCTATCGCTTCATCAAATTGTGTTTGGGACTCTGCGAAGGTCGTTTTTAAATCACCTCCAAAGTTGAAAGAAGACAACCACCAATCCCATTTACACCGTGTATCGAGATGATAAACAAAGTTCCCATAAAAGAACTCTTGTTGTTTATTAACCATAAACTTTTGTGTATCGGACTGTGCTAAAACGACAGCTAGAAATTGATCCTTTTCTGCTTCTTTCCGGAGAGCCTTACGCATTTCAAGCCCTAGTTCAAATTCGTCTTTCGTATACACGTAATCGTCTACCATTAACTTGTCATATCTTACACGCTCGTTTTCTGTAATAAGAGCATCTACAAGAGTTCCAAACTTGAATGCCTTCTCTTTATCCCCGTATTGAGCACGGGGATAAAGATAGTTCTTAAGCTCTGTCAGATCTGAATTGCTGACCTCCGGACGAGAGTAATATGAATCAGGATTTGACATGGCTATTTGGCTTTTACATCTGCTTCATATCGGATGAATTTTGATTCGATATGCTTTTGATCTTTACCGTTCGCCTGCTTCTCGCAATAAGTAATCATCTTTTTAAAGATTTTCTCCAGTTCTTCAACAGGCAACGTTTGACCTTCGTTTATCCACCACATCTGGAATATTTCTAAATATCCCTGCTGATGAAGTACAACAATCTTTTCTTTCACCTTGGCGTTAGTCGGTGGAGGAGCAATAGAAGCGGCAGCTTCCATAAAAAGACTACCAATAGAGCTTTGTTGTGCCTTCAGTGCAGCCTCTTGTTTTGCTGCTTCTTCCTCCTTTTTCAACTCTTCCATTCTTTTGGCTGCAGCTTCTTTTTCACGTTGTTTACGCAATTCTTCCGCTTTGGCAGCTTCCTCTGCATTAGCGAGACGAAGTTGTTCCAGTTCTGCAAGTTCCTTGCGTTTAGAGGGAACACGGTCGGTAAGGTCTTGCTTAACGCTTACAATCTTTGCCTTATACTGTTGAGCGTATTGCTCATATTTGCCCTCTAGAACCTCTCGGCGAATCTCCTTTTTTGTTTCTTGACTAATATAGTAAGTCGCAGAATCCGCACTAAACTTATCAAAATGAGATTTGGGATAATCGGTCTGAAAAACTGTGATTCCTATAACTTCACGATCGAAGTTTTCATAAGTCAAGTTGGAAAATATTCCCTGCAATTCAGAAACTTTACTTGAAAGATATTGGTTGAAATAAGAAAGAAGGCTATCCCCTATTATCTGTCGATAGTTTGCTTTCTCTGTTTCAATTCTAGCTCTCTGTTCCGCTTCTCTCTTTCTTTTCTGTTCTTCTTCGTATTTAAACTTGGCATACTCATTGCGCTTTATCACAAGCTTTCCGGGAATTGTTGAAGGATCCTTAGGATCAATTTGTTTTTCTTGGGAGGTGAAAAAGGAACGTATTCTATCAAATATCTGCGTAATAGGTTTACGACGTTCATCCATATTTTTGAGTGTTACGCTAACCTTTTTCAAGTAGTCGGCTGTAGCCTGATCTATTGTTTCATTCATACCTTCTCCTTCGATAGTGTCAAGGAGAGCTTGCCCAGCTTCATTACACTTTTTGACAGAATTTGTATTCTTCCCTATTATATCTGGAAAAGATGACAGAATATTTTTTGCTTCGTCTATTTTGATTAACTCTGTTGCCATATTATTTATTTTAATCGGTTAGTAAGTATTAGAATCCACCGTCTTCATCATCATCGGAGACTGGCACCTGTACAGGTTCTGGAGCTTCCAGTTGTTTTTCTTCACCGAAAGGAATATTAGGATTATCCACAGCCTGAACGGGTTCATTAACCTTATCTTCATCCACCAAGCCATAGTCGATAATTTCTTCCTCTTCTTGATCCGAATCCATAATAGTAAACTTACCTGTACGCACTTTAGGATAAGCATCAAACGCATGTTTGATCATCTTATTCTCAAGGAACCCAGGATCAATGCTTCCATTATTCGAAGTATAGAGTGCATTGGCTTTACCCAATTCACGTCTTTTAGTTTGATCGTTCCACTTCGAATTTGCTTTTTCACTATAATGTTTCAATCGTTCGATATCACCTTCCATTAACCATTGATAATCTACCGAGTTGTCATTTCGTACAATACGAATGAATGCAGCAATAACTTTGGTTGAAGTACGGGGACATTGTGCTTCATACTCGATATTCTTTATACCATTAACTAAGGATGCTTTAAAATGATCTCCCTCATATACAACGACTGGATTATCCGCATACTTGATTTGCCCGGCACGCATACGCATTGTCAGTTCGCCATACCCTGTAACTGAAACATAGGCACGTTTTTCATAAATATCATATCCTTGTGCGTTCTTGTGTCCGGTTTTACTGCTTCTGCTAAGTATATAGCAAAGTGGATGTCCTGTTTGATCTAATGTAAGACCGTTGACTGCTATATCAAGAAAACAGCCATATAGAGACATCTTTGTCGAATCTGCCAAATCAGGATTATCACGGAGAAGTTTTTGAAAGTTGAATACTTCTTTATGATACATTTGCTCACCTTTATCTGTTCCCCAGATAGCATTGTACATTTGAACGAATTTTGCCTGTACATTTTCACTTTCGACAATTTTCGTTGCTGGAAGCGCATTTAGCTCTTCCACTTTTACTTCAACAATTTTACTCATAATTGTTTAAATATTAGCGTTTTATTAATCTCCTTGATATACTCCACGTCTATATTCCTCCATTAAAAGAATATCTTCGGCCGTGGGCTCTATGCTTATATCTTTTTTATCAGGTTTAATCTCTACAGGAGTAGGAACATAATTCTTTTTCTGTTCTTCTCTTTCTGCAATCTGCTTTCCGATACTGTCTTGCAGAGCCTGTAATACTTCTGATGATTTCGGTATATATCTCATACAGCGATCTGCATTAGTTGTTTGATAATGTTATCTGGAACTTTATTATGCAAATCCATCATTGCACTGGCTGTTTCCAATTCGGATCGTTTCACATAATATTTTCCTCTTTCCTTATTATTTGCCGGATAAAACTTAATCCAGGCTTTTTCGCGCCACTCTTTTATTAGGCGTTTTCCGTATATTTCTTCCGCTTGTGATATTGTTACTACTTCGGGGAGTAGTCCCAGCATCGTAAGCGTTTGCACCGTCCCAATTTTAATGCATCGGGCGACCATCATTTCGAAGCAATTTTCCATAATCTCTAATTAGGCTGTTTCCTATACTTTTGAATGGTGTTGAGCTGATTTTATTACTGAAACACATCTGCATCTCTATGCTATGCTGCCTGATTAATATTGATTAGAGTTCATATACTTCTTCTATTTTATTTCTTCGTATTCTTGCCCGTCGACTCCGGTTAAGATCGTTGTTGCAGTCAAATGCAATCTGAAAGGCAATAATTCCAAGAAACGAAAGAGCTACAATCGTTTTCTGCAATTGCTGGAAATCAATATTTAGAGCAAATGCTCTATTAGCCCACCAACTGCCTAATTCATTCAGTTTACTTGTTCCTGTCTTTTTGTAAGCTCTATCCAGTATTACGTTTACCGTCCCGTATGCAATATTCAAGAGATCCGCAATCTCTTTCTTTGCTTTACCACAAAAAGCGAGGCCAGCAATCTGATTTTCGCGCTTCGTTAGTTTAGCGTCAGCTTGCAGTTCCATGATGCAAAGTCTCTAGTTCGGCGGCAGCTTTGGAGACTCCTTTAGTAGCTTCCAAGGCTTCATTAGCCATTCTTACAGCGACATTCAATACTTTTGCTTTGTAGGTTGAGCGAGCAGAAGCCGGCTTATTATTAAGGATATTGTGCACTGTACCCTGTGAGCATCCTACTTCTTTCGCTATCTGCTTTTCGTATCCGTAAGGCAGATTTGCTTTGATAGTTTCTAATTGATTTTCCATATACATTATCATATTTATAGTTTCTAGTTCCCGGAAAGGCGGTCAAACCCGTCCGGGATTATATAGTTTATTCTTCCGTTTCTTTGTCAGTAAATGAATACTCTTCTTCTGCAATTCCGAAAGAAGAAAACAGTTCACGAATTTCATCTTTCAGTTCTTCGTCACCATCACACTCATATCCATCATTCATATCATAAGTTGGTAGTTCCCAAACATTGGTACTTGTTTGGTTCAGTTCTGTACGCAGCAAACTATATCTAATTGCATCCTTTGCCTTACTTGCTTCCTGTAATGAAACTTCTAGAATTGTCTTCATTTTCTTATTTTATTTATAAATGTAATCAGGTGAATTTTTATATCCATCAAACGAAATTCCAAACGCATCAAAATCACTCTCGCTTGCTAGTCTGATTTCATTCGGATTGTTGATCTGGAAATTGTTCTGCAAATTGGTTGTACCAATAGCTCCTTTCAGAGGTGAAGAATGTAGTATTTGAACTGAATCAGGCAATTCTGGTAGAATATACCCAAGCGTATGTTCTTTGTAAACCACTAATTTTATTTTTTCTGTCTTTACCATATCTATATATCGATTTAGAGTAAATAATCTATTTTGTTAACTTTATTGCCCTTTTATTTTGGCGTTATCATTGTTTTGCGTTAACTTTATAGTGCAAATATAGAATTAAAATCTACACATGTAGATATTTACATAGAGAAATAATCTATATATTAAGAAAATTTAGGATTTAATGAAAGAAACAGTTAGAGATAGGCTACTCCAATTCATAAACGAATTAGGCATAAGCACAAGAATGTTCGAGCAGAATTGTGGTTTAAGCAATGGATTTGTCCGAAACACAGGAGACTCTATAAGACGGAATAATTTAGAGAAAATATCTACAATCTACCCGGATTTGAATACAACCTGGCTATTGACTGGAGACGGAAATAAACTAAATTCTTCTGCGAAATCTATCACTTCTATTTCCTCTGAAATGCCTGCACCAAGCAAACAATCATCCAAAGGAATACCTTATTTTGACGTTGATGTTACTATGGGATATGATGAACTTCCCAACGATCAGACTAATATTCCTAATTACTATTTGCATATACCTGCATTTCAGAATTGTGATTGTGCGGTACCAGCTTATGGACGTTCTATGATTCCAGACATAAATGATGGTTCTATTATAGCCATTAAGGAAGTCAGTTTAGATAGTGTTCTTCCTGGAGAGGCATACCTTATTATAACAGACGAATACAGAACTGTGAAGTATATCCGTAACTGCAAGGATAATCCCAACAAGTGGCGCTTAGTCCCAAAGAACCTAGAAGAGTTCGACGAGATGATAATAGACAAGGCTAAGATCTTACGCGTGTTCCTTGTAAAAGGGGTGATTACAAACAAAATATTATAATAAAATACCAACATAGCATAGCAAACTCATAATAAAACAACTTATAAAAATTACTATCATGAAAAAGATTTTATTTTTAACGATGACTGCATTATTAACAAGTTGCACATCAAATCAACAGCAAACAGTAAAACTATCAAACGAAATAGATTCTTTGAAAGCAGAGTTATCTACATATAAAGAAAAGTATGGAGAACTGAAGACAATAGATGAAAAAAATAACATATTTGGAATTTGGGAATTATCTCATTATGTTGACGATTTTGGAGAGAAAACACAGGAAGGGTATATACGTACCTTTTGTACAGGTACATTTAGCAATTCAGCAACCACAAATTCAGAATTAGGTGTTCAATTTATTATCGACAAATCAGGTATGAGAATACAACTATATGAATACAATCGAAATCACCCAATTAAAGGTGAAGGATTTTTTAAATTTAAAGCCAAGAGGTCTGATGGCGAAACTTTAGAATTCAAAACCTATAACGCAGAAAATGGGAGCAACTTTGTAGAAGAAGAGTATTTTGAAGCGCTAATGACTTTTTTACAAAAAGAAGGAGAAGCTAAATTTATTGCAGAATCTTCAAGTTCGAGTACGTTAAGCAATTATAAATTCTCACTGACAGATACTTCATATCTAAAAGAAGCACTATCAAAAATATAAGCAGAGTTCAAGAGTCTAGTTAATTGACTGTATAACTAAAACATACGACATTATGAAAGATTATATTGTAAAATTTGAATTGAATGATACTACTTACGAATTACCTTTCTCTGCAGATGTAAATAGTAGTACAGTATTAAAACAATGCGCCGAGCAATGGGTTGAAGACTATGTAAACCAAACAATTAAATCAGGAATGGTACAATGGCGGATTTTAAGCGTGAGAGAAGATGAAAAATAAAATATCCATTTGGCTATCATCAATTGCCTTATTTTTCGCTTTACTGGCTGCAGGATTTACATTTTTTAGAACCACTCCGATGGAAGCTGATTGGCTAGGCATATTAGTCGGTATCCTTGCATTGTCTACTACTATATTGCTTGGATGGCAAATCATTAGTTATATAGGATTTAAAGATGAAGTTAAAAAGGAGATGGAAAAGACTAAAGCAGAACTCAAAGAAACAACGGATAACATAGATAATATGATTCAACAAAAGATAAATGAAACTCAAAATATTATCTACAAAAAGAATGAATTATATATACAAGGAAGCATAGCTTACTTAGAAGCTTATGCTAAAATTCTTAAAGACGACGCAACGTCTGACAATTACAGTTTCGCTTATGGAAGTTTAGTTAACTCTCTTAATTGTTATTGTAAATATGGTTGCGCCGCTGAAGTAAATATAGATAAGTGTTTATCGGCATTAAAACGTATAATTTCAGATTTCGACAATTTACAGAAACAAAGACATGGAGACAATCCTTTCAATCAATATATACAAAAGAATTTTTCTGATTTAGAATTCTCTAGAGATAATTTATTTGCAAAATTAAAAGCGGGAATTTTAGAGTCGAATAAGACCGGCATCCCTCAAAAATACATAGATGAATTCCTTGAAATTGAAGAAGAAAGAAAAAGAATAATAGAACAAAATAAATTAAGTATTGCCAAGTGGGAAACAAAAATGAAATTAGATAATCAAAACAAGAATAAAGCTCCTGATAATAAAGAATAAATATTATTGATTGAACAATTAAATAGTTTAAATATGTCTTTAATAGTAACTGCATATACACAGGAAGGTATTGTAATAGGTGCCGATAGTTGTATTACAACAAATTTCACACAAGAAGGAAAAGAACTATATAAACATAGCCATTGTGGGAATAAACTATTCTTGTTAAATAAGAAAATTGGAATATCAACTTGCGGTGATGCGATAATTAATGGTATTCTTCTAAGTTCTTTAATCGACCAATATATATGGTCTAAAAAAGAGGAAAATATAACTTTACTTCAAGTTGAAATTGATTTAAAAAATATAGTCAACAATCAAGCCAAAGGCAAAGAGTATTATGTTATATTTCATATATGCGGATATGAAAACGGGAAAAGATATGTTTCTAAATTTGACAATAACGATAAAGAAAGCCATATCAAAGATGTTTCTGAACGTGACGGCTGTATTTATGATGGGCAAGTAGATATTGTTGACCTGTTTTCGCAAGATGTGGCATATAGGGGAACAGATGGTTTATATTATGATATCAACATAGAAAGATGTAGGTATAACGAACTTTCATTGCAGGAAACAATTGAATATGTCTATTTTCTTATCAGTACGACTATTCAGCACATGAGATTTACCTATAAAAAGGATAATGTAGGATTCCCGATTGATATTCTTGTTATAATGCCAAACGAGTCGCTATGGTTGCAAAAGAAAGAACTACATATACCTGGCAATTATTGATTCATCCGACTGGTTTCACTGCGAGATTGCTCGCAACTGATCCGAAAATCATCTTTTTTTGATTTTTGGGATATACTAGTTTTCATTTGAAATAAAACACCAATATCTCCTTCTAAGGATAATCTAAGGAGTTCAATAGGGTTAAAAGTTGGAATTGCGTCATTGGAATAGCAATATTCAAAAAGAATTTCTCCATCCTTATTTTTGATGGAAACTTTTGTATTAGATGAAGACTGCTCTGAATAGATGTGTAAGCCCCCGATAAAGTACCCGTATAAAAAAGAATCGCTATAGCAAATCGAACAAAGCTATAGTGATTCTGTATT